ACATCGTTGGTACTGCTGGTACGCCTCCAACTGGCTTGCTAACTTACCTCAATGCACAGGCTTTTCTTGATTCTGAAGGTGCTCCTCGTGATGGTAAGCGTTCATGTATCGTTGAGCCATTCACATCTGCAACCATCGTAGACAGCTTAAAAGGTTTGTTTGTTCCAACAGCACAAATCTCTAGCCAGTACACAAAAGGTTTGATGGGTCGTGATAGTTCAGGTATGGATTGGAAACTTGACCAAAACATCGTTTCACAGACTTTTGGTAACTTCTCCGCTTCTACTGTTACTGCTTCTGTTGCTACTACAACTGCTACTGGTTTTTTGACATCTGGTTGGGCTTCTAGCTCTACAATCACTTTGACAGCCGCCAATACTGGTACTATCAACTTGAACGCTGGTGATACATTTACTATTGCTGGTGTTTATGCAGTGAACCCACAAAACCGTCAAGCCTACGGCACAAACAGACTGCGTTCATTCGTAGTTAAGTCTGCTGTTTCAGTAGCTTCTGGTTCAAGCGTTTCTGTTACTGTTTCTCCTGCTGTTATCAGCGGTGGTCAGTTCCAGAATGTGACAATTCCTTCAACTTCAGCAACTGCCGCTGTTACCTTCTTTGCAAGCCAGTACAACGCAAGCGGTAACGGTGTAGTTTCTCCACAGAACATCGTAATGCACAAAAATGCGTTTACTTTGGCTATGGCTGATTTGGAATTGCCTGAAGGCGTTCATTTTGCTGGTCGTGCAAGCGACAAGGAAATTGGTCTTTCAATGCGTGTGGTTCGCCAATACACCATTAACAACGATAGTATTCCTACTCGTGTTGATGTCCTGTACGGTTGGGCTCCTTTGTACCAAGAACTTGCTTGCCGAGTTGCGGCTTAATATCGGAGGGGCGAAAGCCCTTCCTTTTAACTTAAATTAAAGGAAACTAATCATGGCAAATCCAGGCCCAGCAGTAACTACTTCAGCCCATCCAAGTAATGTCACCACTAATCAGGCATTGCGTGTTTTGGGTATTCTAAAAGGCGTGAATGTTAATGCGGCAAGCGGAAGTTTTTTCCCACTACCAATTATTAATAGTTCACAATACCAACCAACCCTGTTAATTGTTGCTAATTCCAACAATGCAGGTGCGGCTACAGGTACTTTAACTAGCTTAGTTTTAGGCGTAACTACTACTGGTAACGGCACTCCAACTTCATTGTTTGGTGCTATTACAGCTTCTCAACTAGCTACTGTTGCTGGCGTAAGCCAAGTAGCGGCTAGTGCAGTAGTTACTTCTTATACTCAACAAAATCTATTCGTTAATATTGCAACTACTACTGCTGTAACAGGCACAGTTGATGTATATGTTTACGGCTACGATTTTAGCTAATACCCTGAAGCAAAAGGAAGAAAGCCATGCCCAAAAAGCGTGGCTTTTTTTCTAACTTAACTTATAATTGATTTACCTTATTTAAAGGAAAAACTATGCCATCTACCACTATTGCTCGTGGAAATGCAATATCCACTTTCTATATTGCCCCTTCTTTAACTCCTACTTCTGTTACTACCCTTACAACTGGCGCACAAACCTTTTCTATTCCTGGTTTGCAAACTACTGATGTTGTAAATGTAATTGGCGTTGTAGGTAATCAAACTGCTGGTATTACTATTGCTGAAGCTGATTGCAATACTGCTGGTATTTTGACTATTCAATTTGCAAACTTTACTGCTGGAACATTAACTCCTGCGGCTGGCGTTTACTACATTCAAATTGTTAGACCTGAAGGTCCATTGCCTGTAACAGCAGTTTAAGGAGTTTAAAATGGCTTATGATTCAGCTTTTTCCCCTTTTGGGCCAACTTATCTTGTAAGCACATCTGCCGTTCAAGTTAAAGCATTAAGCAACTTTAACCCTACCTCTTATAGAATTTATAATATAACTGGTGGTATTGTGCGTGTTGGATGGGCTCCACAAGAACCTTTTGATGCAAGCGTTACGCCTACGGTGACTACGCCTGTCTCAACTGGTACGCATTATGTATTGTCTATTCCAGCAAATACAATAGCGGTATTTAGTGGAATTCCTCCAAATGCTTGGTTTATTTCAAATACAGCTTCAAGCCTTGAAATTACTCCAGGAGAAGGAAAACTTTAATGGCAAATCCAGCTAGTTCTATCGTTCAGAATTTACTTCCTGTTCAGGCTTATTTTAATGTTGATGGCAGTTTTAATACATTTATAGGTCAGGGCATACCGTTTTATGCGACTGCTAACCCTGTTCAATCAGGGTTATCCATTACTAATAGCACTATTAATAGCACAACTATTGGTGCAACAACGCCTTCTACTGGTGTATTTAGTAGCGGTCAAGTAATTGCAACGCCTGTAGGCTCTACAGATATTGCAAATAAACAGTATGTAGATTATGTAGCGGCAGGATTAAGCTGGAAACAACCAGCGGCAGTAGCAACATTAACTAACATTACATTATCAGGCTTACAAACTATTGATGGCTATACCACTTTAGCTGGTGATAGAGTTTTAGTTAAGAATCAAACAAGTGCCGCTAATAACGGCATTTATATTGCTTCTAGTGGTGCATGGACTTATGCGTCTGATGCAAATACTTGGAATCAATATGTTGGCGCAATTATCTTTATTGAGTACGGAACTCAAAGAAATGGTGCTTGGTATAGCTCTGCACAGCCAGGCGGTACATTAGGCACAACAGCAATAAACTGGTCTAGCTTTAGCGTATCAGCTACTTATACTGCTGGTACAGGCTTAACCTTAACTGGCTTTAGTTTTAGCATTACCAATACTGGCGTTAGCGCAAACACTTATGGATCAGCAAGTGCTGTTCCTGTCATTGCAGTAAATGCACAAGGTCAGATTACATCAGCTACAACTACAAACATTGCCATTGCCAATACTCAAGTATCAGGTCTTGGCACAATGTCTACGCAAAATGCTAGTGCTGTAGCTATTACAGGCGGTACGCTTGATGGCGTAACGATTGGCGGTACAACTGCTGGTGCAGTAACAGCAACAACATTTACAGGCGCAGGAACAGGATTAACTGGTACTGCATCTAGCCTTTCCATTGGCGGTACTGCGGCAAGAGCAACTAATATTGCTGGTGGTGCGGCTGGTTCTGTACCTTATCAATCGGGCGTAAATACAACAGTATTTTTAACGGCGGCAACGAATGGTCAAGTATTAACATTAGCATCTGGAGTCCCAACTTGGGCTACTCCTACAACAGGAACGGTTACTTCTGTTAGCGGTACTGGTACAGTAAATGGAATTACTTTAACTGGTACAGTTACTTCTAGCGGAAGTATTACATTAGGTGGCACATTAGGCAGTATTGCTAATAGCCAATTAACTAATAGTTCTATTACCTTTGGCGCAACTGCGGCGGCTTTGGGTACAACAGTAAGTGGCTTTAATGGCGTAACTATTGGCGCTACAACAGCATCAACAGGCGCATTTACTTATTTATCTACAAGTTCTACAACAAGTACTACTCCAACATTAACTTTTAATGCCGCAACTTCACCTTTAGCTATGGGTGCGGCTGTTTCAGGTTCTTATTTACAAGTAATGGCTCAAAACTCTAGCGCAACTGCTGGAGCTTCTGTAAATTATGTATTAAGCAATAACTTAGGTACAGATAGCACTTATTATGGTGAGTTTGGAATGAATTCATCATCATTTAGTGCATCTACTCCTGCCGATTTCTTTTCTATTAATAATGGAATTTATTTTTCAGGACATGATGGCGATATTTCCGTTGGTTCTGGAAATGGATTTAAGACTTATTTATCATGGGGAACGGTTGGTCAATCAGCTCATGTGATTAACGCTACTGGTGCTATTGGCCTATCTACAAACTTAGGAACAACTCCAGCATTAAGTGGAACAAGTGGTTTTGGTACATCAGGACAAGTTTTAACCTCTGCTGGTTCTGCCGCCGCACCTACTTGGACAACGCCTTTTGCTGGTTTAGCAATTACCGATGACACAAGCACCAATGCAACTCGTTATTTAACGATTACAAGCGCAACAAGCGGTTCTATTACTGCGGCTAATACTAGCTCTACCAAACTAAGTTTTAACCCTTCTACAGGGCTATTAAGCCTTATTTCAGCTACTATGGCTGGCACTTCTAGTGCTTATGGATTTAAAACGCCTAATATTGCAGAGCCTACAACTGTTTCAGCAACAGCGGCTACAGGCACTATTAACTATGATGTAACCACGCAATCAATTCTTTATTACACCAGCAATGCTTCTGCAAATTGGACTGTAAACTTTAGGGCATCAAGCGGCACATCATTAAATACATTAATGACCACGAATGACACTATAGCGGTAACATTTATGGTAACTCAAGGTACTACAGCGTATTACAACAATGCTTACACTATTGACGGAACTGCTGTAACTCCAAAATGGCAAGGTGGTACTGCTCCAACAAGCGGAAATGCTAGTGGTATTGATGTTTATAACTATGTTATTACCAAAACAGCTTCTGCAACCTTTACAGTTTTAGCCTCAGTAACTCAGTTTAAATAATGCCTAGACTATCCAAAATCGGAGCCGCTTCATTAGCCGCCTTTGGTTGGACTGCTGGTGTAAAACAACCTTATACAGGCTCATATTTATCTGTTGCTGGTGGCGGTGGTGGTGGATTATATGGCGGTGGCGGTGGAGCAGGAGGCTTATTAACTGGTACATATTTATTGATACCAAAAACTGTTTATACAATTACTATTGGTGCTGGTGGTGCTGGAAATACAACTAATACTGGTCCTGGTGATAATGGAACTAACACAACTGGTTTAGGTGTAACTTCTATAGGCGGTGGTGGCGGTGGTTCTAATGCTAATGCCAATGGAGCATCTGGTGGTTCAGGCGGTGGTGGTGGCGCAACTGGAGCTTCAGCACCAGGAGGTGCAGGAACTTCAGGCCAAGGTAATGCTGGAGGTAGCAATTTTAATACACCTAACTACGGTGCTGGTGGTGGCGGAG